GAACCCCGGAGGAGTCGGAGGTTGGTGGGTCAAGAAGATGTACATCGATCCATCTGATCACAACACGACTTTTCCTGCAGTAGATATTGAAACAGGTAAACCTTTCTTGTGGCCCAAAGGTCACGAAAAGGAGGGTGAGCCACTCTTTTATCGTAGGTTCATCCCTGCACGTTTGACCGACAATCCATACTTGTTGGCTGATGGACAATACGAAGCGATGTTAAGATCACTACCTGAAGTCGAGCGTAAGCGACTTCTTGAGGGCGACTGGGAAGTG